CAAGAGTATATAAGAAAACTAGAACAACATAGGGGGTTAAAGTATGTTTGAGACAATTGCAGCAGGGTTTCTATGTCTTGCGATGAACGTATATCACGAAGCAAAGAATCAACCATTTGACGGGCAAGTAGCAGTCGCTCAAGTGGTATTAAATCGTGTAGAAGACGAAAGATATCCGAATAGTATATGCGAAGTAGTAGAACAAGGGCCAGTTTACGAGTCATGGAAGACAAGAAACGACCCAGCAAAGGACGCTATATACTGGCCAGTCAAGAACAGATGTCAATTCTCTTGGTATTGCGATGGTAAATCCGATAAGATATACGACCAAGATGCATGGAAGAACGCAATGATGGCCGCCGCCATCGCTAACTCATCAAGGGCAGAGGATATAACGCTCGGCGCTACGCACTACCATGCTACGTATGTCAAACCAGAGTGGGCAGAAACTAAACGAAAAACAGTACAGATAGGAGACCACATCTTTTATGTGTGGGAATAACTTATGATATCAACAAAAATTGCCAAATACACGTTACTACCATTCATATGTGTCATGTTATATGCCGCAGTAATGGGCAAAGAGGGATTGAAACAGTATAGTTTCGGTGAACCAGGTTCTTTGTTAGAAGAGTGGGTATTCACAGTCATTGTGTTTATAATGTATGATGCATTTAAATATTTAGCCAACATGCGTCAATAGTGCGTAACAAAATTCTAAATAGCACTAATATGCCCTTACCAATACGAAAAGCAATAGTAAAACTCAGAATGCTCTGGTGTGATATCAGAGGACATCATGGTAAACAATGGAACTATGAGGCAGGTGAACACTATCTAGGCATGAGACAAAGTAAGTATTGGAAGAAACATCACCCATCGGATAAAGCATAAAAAGGTAAGCAAAAACATTGGTTGTCGACCGGTCTTTGTGATTAAATTCTGCGGCCTCTCGGCATTTTCTCAGAGGTTTCTCAGAGTTGCACACGAAAATGGCCTGGTGCTACACAGAGCTGCGACAGCTTTGCCCTTGACAAGCGGCCCAAACCTTGGTATAATCACTATGTGGTTGCTGGTATAATACCCTAAGCATACCAAAATAACTTCTCAGAGAGCTAAAAAAACCCTTGACATAAGACTACACGTATGGTAGAATGTGTATGTAATCGGTAGTGAAATGAAATCATCTGTTATAGATTAGATATGAGAAGCACCGATTATGCGCCGAGACTTCTTTAAGGATGTTGTGGCCCACAGAACCTGTTCTGGGTGAAAGTTCCTCAAATGGAGGTGTGGGGTGGAAGTAGAGGTCTCGGCGATACACCCTTGACAGACTCGAAGAAGTCTGGTAGAATACACCGAATCACCCCTGGCGCCTTTGGAGAGCACCACCGAGGTAATCTATAAATGCAATATTACTTCCCTAAAGTATATCAGACCACCCCCCTAAAACTGAAAGGCCCGTCTCTTTAGTATCTTTTATTTGGAAAAATGATCTCGTAGCTCAGCTGGACAGAGCAATAGTCTTCTAAACTATGGGTCGTAGGTTCGAATCCTACCGAGATCGCCAAATGTTCTACCTTTGTTCGCCCTGGCTTTGTTGATTTTACTACCTTTTTTAACCCTTGACAACGTATATTGTACCTGTTATTATGATTATATCAATGATGAAAGAGGTGATTCTCATGACTTAGCAATGGATAGCGTCAATTAAAGTGTGTTCTCAAAGGCACTATTGAGTTCACTATGGCGAGCAATATAGTAGTGTCCGCTCTAGATGGGCCTAACTTCACAATGCCCTTATGTAATTTTCTAGAGTGTCGATGACAACCATGACTAGAACAAAAAAGATAAATGACTACACTAGAACAAAATTTAAACAAGTCCTTACGGACAAAAGTTGGGGTGCATCATGACAACTTGCATGTCGCAGACGTTTATGTAAACCCCGATACAGTTGATAACATGCTTACTCAAGCGTATATGTTATCGCAGAATATTAATAATGCATGGTACACTACAGCTTTAGTTGAGTGTGCTGTGCCTTATTGCAGATCATCTAAACTATCGGACATCTTTGAGATTGATAATGTGAAGTACGTAGCGCAAAGCGATTCTTCCGACTCTGATTTGAAATGGGCGGCGGTCGATGTTTGACGTATTCTGTGCTTTGTTAATGACAGCCAACGGATATATGCTAGAGTGTATTCCATTAAAGCGTAAACTCGATTACTTTGACTATTGCGATAAGGTTGTTCATTATTACAAACATGTACAGACGCATAGAGATTTTGACGGACAATGGTTCGGGCATTATTGCACAACAAAAGAGGAAATGGCAACATGGAATTTCAACAAATAGATTATGCTGTAAATATTACAGATGGTGTGGATGGTTTTGAACACAACGGAGTTTGGATTACTGACCCGACTATGGATGAAACAGGTCGGTTCGAAGTAAATCCGAAAGAGTATTACGGAGTTGAAATATGGAATACGCAATCATCTGGCACATAGTTCTTACTGTTTGCGCTAACAATATTTGTCGAGTACAAGATATACAATGGTTTGAGAATAAACAAACTTGTTACGAGACTTTGCAAAAGTATGAAGAGATACCTTGGGATGGTCATTGGGATATTGTACAATATGAATGTAAAATAATGAATCGAGCAACATGATAGAGTTTGATTATAGTTTAGATTACAAGAACATACAGTTTAAACCAAACGATAAGAGATATAGAATAGGTCGAGGTGAACAAGGAGTATTACTTGTTCGCCCTTATACTAACGATATTTGTAAACATTGGAGATTTAAAACACATAACGAGGCAGTAATATCTTCTCAAAAAATATTTAACATGTATCTAGAGTATAGAATCAAAAAAGATTTTGTTGGTATGGATATGTGTCGTAAGTTTCTTGAAATGGGATTTACAAGAGCAAGAAGATATGCAAACCACAAAGATGGTAAGAAGTATAAAAACGGAAAAGTCCTACCACAAGAAAAAGATTGGGCGACAAGTGAGAAAGCACGATCCGCTAGAAGATTTAAAACGTATAGAGACTTGGTTACAAAAGATGAGTTCTATATACAACTAAGAAAAGAATGGCGTAACAATGAACATGGATAAAGGTATGTCATTTGGCTTTATCGGATTTACACATATACAAGGGTGCTATTTTGCTTCGGCTTTGTTTGTAAGAGGAAAGCGTGTAATACATTTACCAGTTCCTTATCCGATATATAGATTGTGGCAATACATTTGGAAAAGATTATGAAACATAAAAGCGTACCACTATTTCCTATACCAATATCCATATGTAATTTTGGTAAAGATAATCATGAATTAAATAAACATATTATTGATGATATCTTTGTAGAAACACACGAAGACCCGCAAGGTGAAGTTCGTAGTAATATGGGCGGTTGGCACAGTAAAGGTGAGTTAGAAAAGAAGTATGATAGTTTTGCAACGTTACGCACACAGATAGAGGAACAAGCAAACATCTATTGTACACACCATGGTTATAAAGATGGTTTACATGTTGATAGACTATGGGCGAATATTAATGAAAGTGGTAATATCAATATGCCACATCATCACGGTGCATCTTGTTTAACTGGCGTATATTACCCAGTACAATACATAGATGAAAGTGGCGAATGTTATTTTAATTATAATCCTAACGCATCATTACACCCTGGCACATGGAACGGAAAAGATGGTGGTTCAATAGTATTATTTGACCCTGGTTATAATCAAAAGACTAAACTTAAAAAAAATAATAAACCAAGTCCGTATACCATGAGTACATATTATACATACCCAACAAGTGGTTTACTTATTATATTTCCGTCTGAGCTTATACATATGGTAACACCCTTTTCAGAAAAACAAAAGAGACTTAGTATATCTTTTGTATGTAATTATAAATGAAACTGTCTGACTTTAATAATCCAAATAGTATAGAAGTAACGGAAACCTATCCGTTCTATCATGGTAACGTTTTATCTGAAATGGAATCTATTTCTATTAAACGTGAATCAGGTCAAACTGTTAACGCACATATTGATCTAGAATTAACAACCCGTGAAAAGGTAGGAGTTGTTTTTACATCTAACGTTAAATCATATATGACTGATTGGCGTATGCATGAGAACTATGAAAGTTTTGCGACAATAGGTAATATTGCATGTGGTTATGCTAAAAAGATTTCCGAACAAATGTTTAAACCAAACATGTTTACAGGTGAGACTTGGGGTATAGTTTACAATAAAGGTAAACATACAAAACGTCATAGTCATTTTCCCTATACATATGCGTTTGGTTATTACTTAACAGATACAAAAAATTCTGCGCCGTTGATTTTTCCGACAGCAAACAAAACCATATATCCTAAAAAAGGTGATCTAATTATATTTCCTGGCCACGTACAACATGAAGTACCAACCATTGAAAGTGATGAAGAAAGACTTATGGTTGCTGGTAATCTATATCACTCTTGGACAGAAAGTAAAGAGAAAAAGATTAACGATTACTTTGCAAAAGGTCATGTAAGATAACAATAAATACGTGTATGAATTATACACACTTTACAGGTCTAGACGGATTCGTTTGGTTTATTGGAGTTGTTGAAGATAACAACGACCCCGACAAATTAGGACGAGTCAAAGTTCGTGCATACGGACATCACTCAAAATCTCTCAACGATATTCCTTTAGAGTTATTGCCCTGGGCAACTGTCATGGGTTCTACTCTAGACACATCTATGCAAGGACAAGGTTCTTTTCGTAAATTAGAACCTGGTACTTGGATAGTAGGATTCTTTTTAGATGCTGAAGAAAGACAACAACCAGTTGTCATAGGAACAATCAAAGGTAAACCAAATGCGGCACCAAATAAAGATATAGGTTTTAATGACCCTAATGAAAGTAATCCTACTACAAAAAAATCAAATTCAGATCACGGTACCTTAGTTGACAAGGATGGTAACGAGTTTGATTACAGTACAGAAAAACAACATATTGAAAGTGATGTCAATCGTCTTGCAAGAAATGAAACTGTAAAATGGGAAGGCGAAGATGTAAGTTTATCTCATAGTGTTATTGCAAGTAAAGACAAACTGTATGATGAAGAAACACATAAGATAGGTCGTACAGAAAAAGTACAAATAGCAAATACAACAGATGAAAAAACTAACTCTGGTTATATTGAATGGAATGAACCAACATCACCATACGCAGCTTCTTATCCTAACAATAATGTTATGGAAACTGCATCTGGTCATATTAAAGAATATGATGATACATCTGGTCAAGAAAGAATTCATGAGTATCACAAAGCTGGTACCTTCTACGAAATAGATAAAGACGGAAACAAAGTTACTAGAGTTGTTGGTAATAATTATGATATTATTGCTGGCACAAATTATGTAAAAGTTAGAGGTGATGTTTTTCTTACAATAGACTCTAACTGTAAGACACGTATCAAAGGTAATTATGAGGTAGAAGTTGACGGAAACAAAAATGAAGTTATTAAAGGAACATACACACAAACTGTTACGGGTGCAGTAACAGAGACATATAACTCAACTAAAACAGAAACAGTTGAAGATAAGGTTTCTGAAACATATAAAAAAGATCAACAAACAAATGTTACAGGCACAATTGATATAGATGCCACAACTGAAGTTGATATAGATGCAGGTGAGATTAATTTAAACTAATGGGAAGCCCAGTTACAAGAGTTGGATTAGATAGTCATGTAGGTCATGCAAGTCCTACCCCAAACCCATTTCATCAAACAGCATATGCAACCGGCTCGCCAAATGTGTTCACAAACGCAGCCAAAACTACAAGAATAGGAGATACAACTTCTTGTGGTGACCCCGCTACTGGCGGAAGTAGTACAGTCTTTGTAAATGGTATAGGAGTTCATAGACAAGGAGACAGTACGGGTGGTCATGGAAGTTGGGTACCCAATTCAAGTGCATCTGGTTCTGGTAACGTTTTTGCCGGCGGTTAATCTTTAATTATTGTATAAATAATATAATAGTAGGAGATTTTTCATGGCATCACGACCAGGTAGAGCGGGTACAGACGCACAAGCAATAAATTTATCGAGTAGATCAACAAGGGTTTACAGAGATTTAGATTTGTTCTTTAAGAAAAAAGGAACAAACTCAGATGTAAATAAAGTTGAAGATATACAAGCTGTCAAACGTTCTATAAGAAATCTTGTACTATTAAATGAGCATGAGAAACCATTTCACCCAGAGATAGCTTCTGGTGTAAGAGGAATGTTATTTGAAAACATGACACCTATTGTTGGTAACATCCTCGCAAGAAAAGTAGAAGATGTAATTAATAATTTTGAACCAAGAGCAAGATTGGAATCTGTCAGAGCAATACCTGACTTTGATAACAATCGTTACGAAATATCTATTTCGTTTTTTGTAGTAAATACACCAACCGAATTAGTTGACATGTCAATTATGTTAGAGAGAATAAGATAATGGCAACAACAACAAATAAAAAGAATTTAAGAGTTACAGAATTAGACTTTGACCAGATAAAAGAAAATTTAAAAATATATTTAAAAGCGCAAGAAGAATTTAAAGACTATGACTTTGATGGTTCTGGTATAGACATTCTATTAGATACACTTGCTTACAATACTCACTACTTAGGTTTCAATGCTAACATGTTAGCAAATGAAATGTTTTTAGATACATCATCACTAAGAAGTTCAGCTGTTTCACATGCAAAAAATTTAGGATACGAAGTTCGTTCAGCAAGAGCTCCTTTTGCAACAATAAACGTTTCACTTAAAACAGATTCAAATACTAAAACTATGCCAGCAGGTACAGCATTTAATACTACTCTTGATGGTGTTACCTATCAGTTTGTTACTATCGCTGATATAACAGGTAGCAAGTTTGGTAACTCTGTTAACTTTGATGCTCAAAAAGTTTATGAAGGTACATACATCACTACAAGATATACAGTAGATACAACAGACCTTGAACAAAGATTTATATTAAGAGATAATAGAGCAGACACTTCTACACTTACAGTTAAAGTACAAAACTCTGCTACTGATACAACAACTACAACTTATACAAAAGCTACTGACATTACACAACTCTCAAAAACAAGTACTGTTTATTATATACAAGAAGTTGAAAATGGTAAACACGAAGTTTATTTTGGTGATGGTGTTGTATCTAAAAAAGTTGACGATGGTAATATTGTATTCCTACAATATGTTGTAACAAATAAGACAGAGGCAAATGGTGCGTTTGTATTTACACCGCCATCATCTATTGATGGTGTAACTGATATTACTTTAACAACAGTTGAAAGAGCAACTGGTGGAAGTGAACCAGAAAGTATTGAGTCAATAAAATTAAATGCACCTTTAGATTACGCATCGCAAGGTAGAGCTGTAACTACAGGCGACTACGAAGTTTTTGTTAAAAAATTATTTCCACAAACTCAAGCAGTAAATGTGTTTGGTGGAGAGCAAGGTTCTTTCAATTCATCAACTGGTGTAACATCTACACCAGAGTATGGTAAAGTTTTTATATCTGTTAAATCAACAACAGGTGCAAACTTAACTTCATCACAAAAAACACAATTAGTTTCTGACTTAGCACCATATACAGTAGCATCTATTACGCCAGTTATTGTTGACCCAGAGACTACTAAACTAAGAGTTACTTCTAATTTTCTTTATAATTCAGGTGCAACAACTAAACAGAATTCAGAATTAGTAACTGCTGTAAACAATGTATTAACCGACTATAACTCTTCTACTCTACAAACTTTCAATGGTCAATACAGAGCATCAGCAGTTTCTAAATTAATTGATGAAGCTGATACTTCAATATTAAACAACACAACAACTGTTAAGTTGTCAAAAGATTTTACACCTTCAACAGGCACAACAAAATCTTATAACATTGCTTTTAATAATGCATTACTACACCCAGAAGATGGTTACCTTGCATCTACGGGTGGAGTTCTTTTCTCAACAGGTTTTAAAGTTGGTACAGATACAACAACTGAATATTTTTTTGATGATGATGGTAATGGTAATTTAAGACGTTATGCCCTAATCGGTACTACTAGATCATATGCAGATAACGCTGCAGGTAGTATTGACTACGCATCAGGTTATATATCAGTTAACAATATCAACATAACTGCCATATCCGATGTTGATGGTGCAACATCAACAGTAATACGATTAGTAATTACACCAGCAACAAATGATATTGTACCAGTTCGAAATCAATTATTAGAAATTGATTTTACTAACACAACAATTACTGCTCAAATAGATACAGCAACGTCTTCTGGTTCGTCTTACAGCACTTCTGGTTCTGGTAGCTCTACGACTACAACCACAACAACGTCTGGTGGTTCTTCGAGTTATTAGAATGAGAGAAGATGACAACAAAACTCAATAACAAAGTATCTCAACAAATAGAAACGCAACTGCCTGATTTTGTCAGAGCAGATCATACACTATTTGCTAAATTTGCCGAAGACTATTTTAAATTTTTAGAGTCTGCTAAAGTTACTTTAGATTTTACAACAGACTATGTTATTCTAGAACCTGAAACAAAAGCCTATCTGTTATCTGAAAATGGAATACTTGGTGCAGCTGTAGATAGAATGGTGTTAGAGTCAAGTACTGAATATACACCAAACGAAATTGTTAAAGGACAAACCTCTGGTGCAGAAGCCACAGTATTAGTTGAAGATGTAAGAAACGTTTCACTTTATATTACTTCAAACCAAAGATTTGAAATTGGTGAAGAACTACTAGGATTAACTTCTGGTGCAAGAGCAAAGATTGTAACTTACAAAGCAAACCCTGTACAAAATATTCAACAGCTATTAGACTATGCAGATACAGATAATTCTGTTTTTGAATTCTTTGACCAAATCAAAGCTGCGTTTATGAATACTATTCCGAATAGTTTAGCATCATCTGTATCTAAAAGAAACTTAGTTAAATCTATACGTGATTTATATGCAGCCAAAGGAACGTCTGAAGGTCACAAAATATTCATGCGTTTACTTCTTGATGAAACTGCTGATATATTTTATCCAAATGAAAACATGTTGCGAGTATCAGATGGTAAGTGGAGATCAAGAAGATTAATTAGAGTTGCAACTAATGGTTCAGGTTCTGGTCAAGAAACTGTTAACAAAGTTATCACAGGTCAAACATCTGGTGCAACAGCTGTTGTTGCGTCAGCATCTACGTTTCAACAAGGTACTACTTCGGTTATTGAACTAGCACTTGAAGACATATCTCAAGGTGCTCCATTTCAAACTGGCGAAGTAATAAAATGTATATCTAATCAATTAGACTTAGAAATTTCTTTTACAATTAAATCTGTTATTAATCAAACAAATTTAGACAATGATGGTATCCTACACTCTGCTTCTGAAGCTGCTGTTATTGATACGGATAAAGGAAATGGTTTTGCTGATGTATTAGTTAACAGTTTAAAAAGAGGTTCTGTATCAGATACGTTCATACAAACTGCTGGTACAGGTTATCGTCTTGGAGAAAAAATTCAATTTTCATCAGCAGGTGGAGAAAATGAAGCCAAGGGTGTTATTTCTATTGTTGGAGGTGGAATAGAATTAGAAACTGCTACAGATACTACTTCTGGTGTATTATTAAAAGAGTTTGGAACTAAAAGAACTGCTGAAGAATTTAATATACAATTAGAGTCTAACACTTTATTAAATGGTCCGTATTATATTTTTGCAACTGGTGAAACAAAAGTAAACGGAGTGCAACAACAAAGTGGTGGAGCTAAAGGTTATTACTATCCTCTATTTTTAACACAAGCAGCTGCTGGTGGAGAAAACAATTCAAATCCATTTGTATTTGTCGAGTTCCCTGGCATTACTTTTTATATGCCTGCAACAGAAAGAAACTATGCAAAATTATCAGCACCATCAGGTCAATATGATTCAGCAGATTATATTTCATACCCCGTATTAGAAAACGATAAAATTATTTTAGATAGAACAGATTCATCTGGTGCAAATGTTGGTGGAAGAATTATATCAGATGAAACACAAATTACCTTAGATACTTTTGGAAATGATAACGATCAAATATTTTTAGAGCCAGGAAGTTTTTCTACTGCTGAAGCAGGTTCAATTAATAAAGTATTTTTAACAGACCCAGGTCAAGGTTATACAGCTTTACCAATTGCGTCAGTAGAAAGTGCTGAAGGTAGCGGTGCAAAAATATTAGCATTAACAAAAGATATTGGTGCTATTGAGTCTCTTAAAATTAATGACTCTGGTTTTGATTATGATGCTTCTGATTTACCAGACATGCGTTTTAGAGCTCACTTTGTATTGAAAGATGTTACGGGTTCTTTTGTAGCAGGTGACGCTTTAACTTCTCATACTGGTGAGGTTAAATCTTTTAATGCTGATACCCAACAATTAGATGTTACACTAGAGGATATAATAAAAATAAAACATGAACAATCTAGTACTTACAATGCACCTTTTGTTCAAGAAAGTACTCGAGGTCTTGCTGGTAATCATGTTCTTATGGAAGATGTTAAACTTATACCAGGCACAGCAGACGATAATATTATATTAAACTCTTCATCTGTTATTACACCACCAAAAAGATTTGTTACAACAAAAGTTAAAGTGGTTAGA